GGCATCTGCGGCTGCAAGTTTTCTTGGACGACCCATAAAATCTGGGGCGATCAAGTCACCGGCGGCAACATCTGCGTTGACGTTTGTAACCATGGGATACTCTACATAGCCATGCGTGATAAAGCCAGCACCTTGCGATGTGCCCTTGTCAAATGGCCTGTAAAGATCGTATTGTGCGCAACCCACCGGGACCGAACGGAGAGGAACTTCCTGTGTGTCGCCAGAAGGTGAAGCAACTGGTGTTGCACCAGCCAATGGATTCCAACCGGAAATAGTGTCACCCCATGTTACCGCGGCGCCACTACCGTTAGCCGGAACAAAACGCGAATCATCGCCTACCGATACAACCGAAAGGATTGTGCCTTTTGGAATAACGATTTCAAAGCGATCATCTTCTGAATCTACATACCAGGTTGGAAGTGCAACTGATGGAAGAATGTAGGCCGAAGGCGCAATACCCTCTGAGACTACAAAACGACCTGCGCCAGTTTTGGTTCCTACCTTACGAAACTTTGCTAAGCTCATGTTATTATCTCCTTATTATTTCTAAAGTTTTTTACGACCCATTAAAGCATCGACTAGAAGATCTTCCAGCATCGATTCTGCTGTATTCTCTTCTTTGTTTTCATCTGCTTTGGCCTCTTGATCAATCGTCAATACGTTTTGCTCTTCGTTAGATACTACTTCACTATCAACCGTAATGTCAACAAATTCTTTTGTTTTTGTTGGATTAGCAATCGGCAGTTTTGCCATATCTCTTAATGAATCAGCAAGTGATGTGGCTGTTCTCTTCATGTGATCTTCGATGAGAGCATCCCTTTCTTCTGCTGACTCAATACCAAAAGCAATTTTTGTATCGACAACCCTTTCGGCAAGCGTGCGATGAAGTGCTTCTTTGAGTTTTTTGTTTTCTTCTTCAAGAGACTGAATTTTGATTTGAGTCTCATCGGCTTTTTGCTCAGCGTCTTCTTTATTGTCACTGAGTTCTGCTTTTGGCTCTTCAATCTCTTTTGCTTCTTCGGTATCTGTTGAAGAAGCCTCTTCTGGTTTTTCAGCGTCTACAGATTCAACAGCCTTTTCGGCTTGTTCTTCTGTCTTTTCTGAATCTTCAGATGAGATCTTTTCGGCGTCGGTTGTTTGGGTTTTTTCCTCAACGGCTGGAGCTGCTTCTGGAGTTTGTTCGGCCTCTGGAGCTGTTTCAGCCGAAGACGCCTTTAGGTCTTGGGCAAGGCATTCGACGACTTCTAGTACATTTTCGTCTTTAATTTCTGTATTCATTTTAGACCTCTCCTCATAATTGCTATCTACATTATTCCTAGCAAATAGTAATGTATTATCTTTCTGCCTATCAGTTTCGCTTTCTTGTAAAGCCAATGCCGTTAGAAATGCGCCTTTAAGGTGTAAATACAGCGGTCTTGATTCCTTCTTTTTAAGACCATTAAAAATTGATTCATTTTCTTCAATCGAGATTATATCCTCTTTGTCCATATGTAAAATAAAGGCTGATGTCTTAGCTGTCCAATCTTCAGAATCCGCAGTATCTATTGAGCCATCTATTTTTTTAGAAGATCTTACACCGGATCTTTGATCTGCCGGTTGATTCACAAAAGAATATTCTTTAAAAGAAATATCCTGCATATCTATAAAAGCCAGCTTACCCTTATAAACCTTACCCCTTTTATACTTTGGGAACTTCGGTCTACCATTTTCATCTTCTTGAGCTAAATCATCGCCGGATATAGAGCATACAGCCTTATTCGCCCTTCCTCCAACGGAACCCGTCAAATATCTTTTGTCTAGAATCTTTTGCGCAGAGACTGGATCCGTAACTGCTATTTGCAATCTTACAAAATTAGCTCCATCCACCTCTTTGTCCATTCTAGCCGCCATAACCCTGCCAATAGGTTCACCGTTAATGTCGTGATTTAAAATAATTGGTTTTGGATAGGGCTCAACCCAGGATTGCAGGGCTTTTTCCAGCTCTTGAGCTGAATAGTTATTATAATTTGCCGTTAAACCGTTCGTGTATGGCGGCCACCTCAATAATCAAACCACGCTTATCGTTAAAGGACTCGGAAAAAGTTGTTTGTATTTTTGAGAAATCTGGTAATTCAAGAGTAAAGTTCTCTATGAAATCAAAAGCCATTTTTTATCTCCCAATATAATTATACATCATTTATAGTAAATGAAGTATTTATAAGATTAAACAATATTATATAAATATATCATACTTTCTACGACATTTCTAAATTATATAGCTGCCTAGGATCACCGTGCTGGAGAAAGTGATCCAACATTGGCTTATGCATAATATGGGGTGCATACAGGTAAGATGCGGAATACAAATTCAGTCCGGCTTTTGCCGCGTTGGCACACCACCCGAGATCTTCACCTTGGCTATGTATTTCGTAATCAATTGTTTGATACGTTTTTTTTGACATCATTTTGGCCGCCATAATAATATCAGACTTAAAATATTCACCCAAAGGATACTTTTCTTTTCTATATCCTTGACCGCCAGGTTCATCCAACCAATCCATCACACTTGGATACAATGTATCGCCCGGAGTCATAAACATAAGTGGGCTGACGGCGTCTGCTCCATCTTGAACGTGAGCAGCCAAATAATTAATCGTATTTGGATTGGTGATAAGAACATCCGAGTCAAGACTAAAAAAGTACTCTGGATTTATTTCCCTTACTTTTTCAAGTAATTTATTTCTTAAAAAAACCATATTATGATATTTAGAAATACTCCACGCCCTTGAGTTGTCTTTGTGCTCAAAATGGGGTACTTCGTTTCTTACATCTATTTCGAATATTTCAATATTCGGTCTGGCATTTCTATATTTATTTAGATGGGATATGGTAGCTTCATCGTCTGGAGACACCTCAAATACAAAGCCAATTTTAGATAAATCAATTTCCTGATTTTCAATGCACGAAATCCAATATGGAAATATCCAATCTCTTTTATAGATCGGACAACCAACTAGTAATTTAACCATTTTGATATTACTTATTCAGATACTGCTGCTACCGATTGATCTTCTTTAACGTCTTTTTGCTTCTTCTTTGAAGCCGGCTTTTCTTGCGCCGCTTGATCTTGGGGCAGTTGCTGTGCCGGTTGTTCATTTTGCTCTTCTGACGGAGTAATAATTTCGACAATCGTATCAATGATGTCGACAAGCGATTCAAGCGCTAAACGAGTTTGCCCGTTGCGAACCGCCGTTCTAAATTTTTCTAGAATATCTTGCTCTTCTACACTGCTAACATTAGACATTTTTATCATCCTTTTCGATATCTGTTCCTAAGACATTATACTCGTTTTCAAGAAGACTTTCAATTACTGTCAAAAATTTGTTATCGTTTCTTTTTATGTTTGGGGAAGAAGAGCGACCGTTTTGATTTTGTGGCCTAGATTTATTGCCAACACCCTTTCTGGAATTCGGCAGGTTTCTTTGTCCGGCTTTTGCCGGTTTTTGACCATCAGAATTTTTTGGATCTGGGGCGTTCTGTGCGGAAATTTCAGCCTGAGCGCCAGCGATACTTATTTGCGTTCTGGCCTGAAGCCCGCTGTACAATTCTTCTGCGTCAACATCAACACTCATCCCCAAAGCCAATCTGACCTCGTCTAGCGTTATCGTGTTATTGACGAATTTTTGAATAATGTGATTTTCTTTTTTGACCTGAGTGTCTACATCTATTTCCCTGAACTTAAAGAAACATCTATCCGATTCCCCAACAATAGTTGGATTTATGGTCGGATCATATCCGCCCTCGAACAGAAGCTCATTGAAGATATTCAATCTTACCATTTCCGCAAAAAGTTTTTGCATTTGCTTTATCTTGTCGTAAAGGGCGGTATCTAACCTATCGGTTACGGATCTATTGCCGCCATTCATGGTCATGCCCAGGTGATGGGGTGCTACACCCAGGCCCACGGCCACTCTTTCCTTAAAATGGTCTAAATATTTTGAGGCATCTAGTGCGGTATTTTCTGAGCCAATTATTTCTATGTCGTGTCTAAACGGTAAAATTAATCCGCCTTCTGCTCTAAGATTTTCAATTTCAAGAGCGGCTTGATCTATTTCCTGCGGTTCAGCTGGCTGCTCTGCGGTGCCAATCTTGTACTTGTAAAGCGGGAAGAGTTCTCTGTGAACAAGATTTTGTATATCTTCTTCAATCTGCCTAAGGGCGATAACGTCGTCTAACACATTGCTAATATAGGGGGTACCGAATGCCCTTCCAGGCTTTCTGTCCAGATGAAGGTGTATCACCCTCTCCGCAGACCAAACTGGATCTCTTTCTGTCGGGGCATATGTCAGGGGATCGGTCGCTTGCTGATAAGCTTTTGGTCTATTGTATTTGTCCCTAAGAATTCTAACCTGTTCAGTCGGGATAAGATAATATCCGGCTATTGGATACTCTGAATTTATGGGGTTAAGCTTACTCGGGAAATAAGAAGCTACGTCACCCCTACCCTTAACAATAAAGACATTTCCAAACTTAAATAGCTGATCAGAAACTTCAATTAAAAAATCTAAAAATGGTCTCTTCATGGCCATTTCCATATAATCTATTCTCTGCAGTAGATAAGAAACGGCCTCTTGATTTTCCGAGACTATTTCCCAACCCTCTTTCCAAAAAAGCTCTTTGTGCTTTGATATAGCTTGCTTTACGTAAGAATCCGTATCAACAGCTTGAAGAATTCTATCGAAGTCGTAGGATGGCGGTTCAAAAGAAGCTCTTTTGCTGAAAAAATAAGAAGTACCCTGGAAGCCAAGAGCCAAAGCGGCTACTCTCATTGTTTTTGAAAGCGACCTCATATCGTCTGAGGTCAAAGCCTTTTCCCTTATTTCTAGTTGTTCACCTACACCAGAAAAAGGTATATAATCTCTAAGTGCCATTGTACGTCCTTATTGCAGCTGTGGCAGTAATAGTAAGGGCTTTATCGTTAAGGCTGTAATTTATATACTTTCGGTAATTCCTGCGGCCTCAAAAGTCTTTTTAATAACGAGGTTTTTTACAGCCTCTAGCCAAAAGATAGTTTCCGCCTCCGAAAAATCACTTTTATAGGCAAGGTTTTTTTCTGATATTTTAATTTCAACAACAAACTCGGTTTTTTGATTTGTCGTTTTTTGTTCCAATGTTTCACTCATTTTATTGTCCTTTCATATTATTGAGAATATTGGTTAATTGTTTGATTGTAGCTTCTTTAACAATCAACTCAGTAGTTAACTGAGCTAGTTTTTCTTGGAAACAAGCCAAAACCAGGTTCATATCTAAACTATTATTTTGCTGGGGACTTGCCTGTCCAGCACTGTTGTTTATATCATTTTGCAGATGATTCTCCGTATTGTCTTGCGGAACCGTAAAATCATCGTCAATTTTTTCGGTTTGCCAATTAGGTTTTTGATTTATTCTAGACATTTTCCAATTATACCATTTATTTTGACTCATTGATGAATTATATCATAGGATTGTCATTATTTGTCGTATTTTAGTATTTTTATTTAATCCATTTTGATTGATGTATCTCACCCGTTTTAAAGTTAAGCCCAGCAAACTCTTCATATTGCTCCAATGTTCTAGCCGTTCCCAGTGCATCATCACCGATTCTTTTGTCTGTAAATATAGATTTATATTCTGCTTTTGAAATAACATCCATTTCATCCCAAATTTTTGGAAAATCTTTCCATACATGATGTCTTCTTGTTTTGTTAAATGGTTGGTCCGAAGCATACAGGTGGGAAACCAAATGTTCTGTAGGGGTGACTAAATCAAAACCATGAGTGAAAGCTCTTGCTGCTATCAGCGGCTCTTCTCCCCAGAATGCAATTTTTATATTTGGTTTTATTTGAGCAAAAGAACCAAAAGTAAAAATACATCCGCCAGATACGCCATAGGTGTAGGCGCAATATTTATCTGTTGGATAAGCTGTATTGAGTGGTATTAGTGTTGTTTTAAATTTTTCTAAATTTTGTACAAATAAAATTTTTGTTGGATAATAATCTGTATGTTGTTCACTTACCCCGTCGTCAAGATACCAGTACGAAGAAGGATACGCTGTAATTAATGGATTGGTTATCCCAATATCAATATACCAATTCATCATTGCAATTGCTTTTAAATCCCAATTTTTTGCAAATCTCATATGGGCATCAATTTGAAAATAATAATCTTCATTATTATAAAATTTATTAGCAATATACCTTGATTTTTGCAATCCAATATTTTCTGGAGCAATGCTTTCCTCGTATTTTATATGCGCCCAGTTAACTGTTGACTCTGGCTTAATAACCTCTCCAGGAAATAATAGACAATTGTGTATGCCAAAATATAATTCATGCTGACCAGATGCTTTATTTATTGCATCAGATACTGTTTTTGGCAGTTCCCAATCACGATATGATGGAATTTGTATAAATATAGATGCCATTTACCATTTATTTAACGGACATACCGCGGCCTCTAATTTGGTTTTTAAAAGCATAAAACAACCACACTGTTTACATTGTTTTGTTAGATCAATTAACTCTGGGCATTCTTTGCATATAGAAAATCTTTTCTGAGCTTTTTCTTCATCTGTACGCTGCGTATTTGGATTAAGAGCGTCTAAAAATGTCACTCCATTATTTTTTTCCTTATACTGCTCCCATCGTGATTTTGCACTCATAAAATAACGTCTCCCATTTCATTGATTCTTCTTTCTACACCATCTATTGATTGCATTACAAAAAATCCGTTTTCATCGTGACTCCACCCGGTATTTACTAATGAGCGTTTTTTAATTAAAATTGCAAGTGGATTACTTAAAAGGACCGCCGTGAATAAATCATCAACGATCATTTCGGCAACAACCCCATTTACATTCGCTATAACAATTTCTGTTTCAACACCGTCAATAAATTCAATTCTTGATGTGTATGTTGGATTTGCAAGAAAAATATTGTCCCCAATACTAGGAGAAAATCCTTGGGCAAATACAACTTCACCACCTATTACGAACGCAATTGGGGTAACTGGATGCTCAACCGCAGGACCACTAATGCCATCATATGTGCCATCTCTTTCCGACGAATAAAAGATATCTGATGATTTCAAAATCATAGTTTATATCCTGTCTCTTAACTGCCAATTAATTTTGATTTTGCATATTTATTCGCAAATGCTGCGCTTGCTGGGGTCATTCCAATGTTACCCCAAGCATCTTTATATGGAAAACTTTTATTAATTTCTTCTTCTCTTTGACTTATAACAAAGTCCGCCAACCTTGTTGCGTATCCTTGACGTTGATAATTTGGATGGGTAATAATAAACCATGGATGTTGCACGTCAGTTTCATCTATATAGCCGGCGTGCAGACAAATTAAATAGCCGTTATCATCCCTGAATAAGGTGTATCTAACTGGTTTAATGGTTTCCGGACTGCCCCACTTGGAAGACTTTGTTTCTTTTGTTTGCTGTGAATAACCCTTATTGTTGACGTCAATTTCGCCAAATAAATTAACCATATCGTTCCACAGCGTTGTCACTAATTCTTCGTTGACAACTGGGACTATGTCTGACCATGCTTCATTTGTCGTCATCGCAACTCTCCTTTTCTTCTTCTATTAATTCTGGATTTATCCAATTGTAATCGGATAACCATTCATCTAATGTTACTTCAGATAATTCTATCATCCAATACATGCGTATTCACTCTTAATTTCAAGGCAAGTTCCACAACACGGCCCAATATTGCCGCAACCAGGACAAGGTGGCGGAGTTGTCCCCGGTGGCGGAGTTGTCCCCGGTGGCGGAGTTGTCCCCGGTGGCGGAGTTGTCCCCAGTGGCGGACAGTTACAACCAGTATGCAGGTCGTAGTCGGGACATCCTGGTTTGGTGTACAACTGCCAAGTTGAAGTACATCCGACTGCGCAGTTGGCTCCGCCATAATTGTTTGGTCTATCTGTAACTGGGGCACCAGAAGGTGTCCAACCATTTCCTGGGGGATTACCGCATGGTGCCGCTGTAGTTGCATTAGGATCGCAAACAAAGCCAGAAGCGCCTTGTCTACATTCGCCTGGGTTGTTGCATCCGTGAAGGCCGAGGTCGCCAGGATTGCAGAGCCTATACGGTGGTGGAGTAGTGCCACCACCGCCAGGCTCAGTTGTAGGCTCAGTTGTAGGGTCAGTTGTAGGGTCAGTAGGAGTAGTAGTTGGAGGATTCGTGGTTGAAGTGGCAGTTCCGCATCTTTGTATGCAATAGCTTTCAATAAGTTGCCCGTTTGCGCCGTATATGGCTGCCCATAACTGTTGATTGGCATCATAATAAAAGCCAAATGATGGACCAGGATAAGGTCGATTAGTAAACTGCGCATTCATACCAGAGTAATAGATGGTTTCTCGTTGAGAAGCCATGTCTATGGAATCAACTCCAGTTATGTCATTGTTGCCTATGCGAATATTCTTAAAACGTATTGCTCCAGTTTCTCCTTCCGTTGGAGACAAAACATATATTGGTCCATCGTCATCGGATGTT